TGGTCAGAGAGTTGGAACACTACCTGCTCAAGACTACGACAGAGAACATAGGCATACTAGCACTGGAGGAAAGCGTTAAGAACACAGCGTTAGGCATCATGTCTATCGAAGCTAACAAACCATTGCACCTTAACATGGATGACATAGATGACAATGAGCTCAAGTCTTACTGGACTAAGACCATGGGTGAAGGTCGTGTGTTTATGTATGACCACTTCGGTAGTACCAGTGAGGATAACTTACTCTCTAAGGTACGCTACCTAGCCAAAGGTTTGGACTGTAAGTGGATTGTACTTGACCACCTGTCTATCGTAGTCAGTGACCAAGAGGTTATGGACGAGCGTAAAGCTATTGATAGTATCATGACTAAACTAAGACAGCTCGTACAGGAAACAGGCGTAGGTTTATTCCTTGTTTCTCACTTGCGTAGACCTATGGGTAAGGGTCATGAAGAAGGTGGACAGATAAGCCTGTCAGAGCTTCGTGGTTCAGCAAGTATTGCACAGCTCTCCGACATGGTGATTGGCTTGGAAAGGAATCAACAAGCTGATGACCCTGTGGTTCGTAACACTACGATACTTAGAGTCTTAAAGAATAGATTCAGTGGACTCACTGGTCCTGCATGTTCTCTTCATTACGATAAAGAAACTGGTAGAATGAAGGAAACAGATTCAGTGGGAGAATTTTAATGAAACAAATTATACTAGACATAGAAGCGAATGGTCTTAGACCTGACACTATATGGTGTATAGTTGCTAAGGAGGTAGAGTATGGAACTACTAATACATTTATTGGCGAAGATATTTTTAGCTTTCCTGATTGGGTACGTGATAATGACATTAGCCACATTTGTGGGCATAATATTATTGGATATGATTTACCCGTCTTGGAAAAAATTACGGGATTCAACTGGCAAAAAGCTGTTCAAGATACGCTAGTCATGTCCAGACTTGCCAACCCTAACAGGGAAGCAGGTCATTCATTAGAGTCATGGGGTAACAGGCTTGGCTTTAGCAAGGGTGAGCACTCTGAATGGGGTGAGTTCTCTTGGGATATGGTTGAGTATTGTAAGCGTGATGTTGACTTAACTGAAAAGGTATACGAAACATTGACCAAAGAACTGTCAGGTTTTAGAGAGGAGAGCATCAAGCTTGAGCATGATGTGGCTCGTATCATAACCAAGCAGATAGAGAATGGTTGGTATATTAATGAGCGTGAAGCTAACCTATTACTTGGTGAGCTGAGAGAAAAGCTACACAACGTAGAGGTTGAGGTACGTAATACATTCAAACCTTTACCTGTGTGGATAGACTTACAGCATCCCGGTGATAAGTGGTACAACAAGGACGGTAGTATATCCAAGCGTGCACAGGCACAGCTAGATAAGGGTGCTCATTGGTTAGACAAAGGTAATCCTATTGTTGATATAGATAGTGACTGGGGATATGATACGTGGGGTTATTACATATACCCTGAGTTTAACCTTGGCTCTCGTCAACAGATAGCTAGGTACCTTCAACACTTTGGTTGGAAACCTACTGAGTTCACAGAGAAGGGTAACGTCATTGTTAATGAGCGTGTACTCAATGAGGTAGAGTTGCCACAAGCTAAACAGATAGCTGAGTATCTTATGTTACAGAAACGTGTAGCACAGGTGCAGAGTTGGGTAGATGCAATCGAGATTGATGGCAGAGTACGTGGCTATGTCAATCCTATCGGTGCTGTTACTGGTCGCATGACACATGCAAGACCTAACTTAGCACAGGTACCTGCATCCTATTCACCTTATGGCACAGAGTGTCGTAAGCTATGGACCGTAGAACATGGTAACTTCCTAGTAGGTATGGATGCCAGTGGTCTTGAGTTACGTATGCTCGCCCACTATATGAATGACCCTTCCTATACTCGTGAGATACTAGATGGTGACATTCATACTGCTAACCAAAAGTCTGCCGGTCTACCTACTCGTGACCAAGCCAAGACTTTCATCTATGCTTTCCTATATGGTGCAGGTGATGAGAAGATTGGTAGCATTGTAGGTGGTACATCTGCTGATGGTAAGGAAGTGAAGCGTAAGTTCCTTGATAACACACCTGCTCTCAAGTCTTTACGTGAGCGTGTAGCGACAGCATCTAAGCGTGGCTACCTCATAGGCTTAGATGGTAGGCGTATCATGGTCAGGTCTGAGCACTCTGCTCTTAACACTTTACTTCAAGGTGCCGGTGCTATTGTAATGAAGAAAGCTTTAGTTCTTCTCGACAAGAATGCTAAATGGCGAGAGCTTAAATATAAGTTTGTTGGTAACATACATGACGAGATACAGACAGAAGTTTTTGATATGGATTCCAAAGCTTTTGGTGAGCTCGCTGTTCTTGCTATAGAAGAAGCAGGTAAAGCCTTTAACCTTAACTGTCCACTGGATGGTGAATACAAGATAGGAGAAACGTGGAATGAAACGCACTAACTTTACATGTGACAACGTAAACCCTACGCACTACAAACAGGGAAAGATAGAGGTCATTGATTTCATACTTGACCAAAAGCTAGACTATCTTACTGCTAGTGCTATGAAGTACCTATGTCGTTGGCAACACAAACACGACAAGGGAAGTAATGGTCAGATAGATGACCTAAGAAAAGCTCGTTGGTTTATAGAGAAACTAATTGAGCAACAACTAGAGGAGGTAAGAGAATGGACAGATTAGATAGTCTTGTTCAAGATATATACCACATGGCTGAAACTAAAAGCCATCCTGCTAGAGTACCTGCAGAACAAATCTTTAATGACTTCGGTAAGAACATGGAGTCTATACTTAGGGATTGGATATACCCTAAAGATTACACTGGTGGTACGCTACGGATGTCTAACATAGGACAGCCTGATAGAAAGCTATGGTACCGACATAGAAAAGATAAGTACAAAGGTGAGAAGTTACAAGCTCATACTCTAATCAAGTTTCTTTATGGTCACTTGATTGAGGAGATGATACTCGCTCTTGTTAAACTGTCCGGTCATGATGTAACAGACGAACAGAAGAGAGTAGAAGTGGAAGGCATCAAAGGTTCAATGGACTGTAAAATTGATGGTGTACTTACTGATGTAAAGTCTGTATCAACATATGGTTTTAAGAAGTTTAAAGAAAACCAACTAGAGTATGATGACCCATTCGGTTACATAGACCAGTTAAGTGGCTACGGTCAGGCAGAAGGTGCAGACCAAGCAGCATTTCTAGCTATGGATAAACAGAATGGACACCTAACAACAACCAAGATAGACCTGATAAACAAGGATGTTGTTAGTAGAATCAAGCATGTCAAAGAGATGATAGAAGATGATAACATCCCTGAGCCTTGCTATGATTTAGTGCCTGATGGTAAGTCAGGTAATATGAAACTGCCGGTAGGATGTTCCTATTGTGAGTACAAGAAGCATTGCTACCCTAACATGAGAGTCTTTGCTTACTCAACTGGACCTAGATTCTTGGCAGTAGTTAATGTAGAACCTAAAGTAATGGAGATTAAAAATTATGAGTAAAGAATATAAACTAATAGTAGCAGACGTGCGTAGCTTTGAAGCTCAAGTTAACAGAGCCTTAGAAACTGGGTGGGAACTACAAGGCATTCCTTTTTATGATGGCTCTAGGTTTATACAAGCCTTGCTTAAAGACAAGAAGCCTACTAAAAAGGAGAAATAATGGAGTGGAGATACAGGGGAATGATGGACAAAGATGGTGTGTGTACTGTAAGAGAGGTGTTCTATGAGCCTGACGGTACTATCAGTAGCTTTGCTGTCGACCCTGCATATCCCACAGGTGACAGTCCGGAGGAGCTGATAACACACATGGCTCTGATGTTGGAAAGTCTACAGCAACCATTCTTACTTGAAGGAGATTTCATACCTGAGAGTGGGGATGATGAAGTACAATTTACTTTTATTAGAGAAGATGAAAACAAATACCATTAAATATAGGAACAAGTTCGAGTCTGATGTAGGTAAGAAACTAACTGGATGGAACTATGAACCTTACCACATACCTTACATAACCAAACGTAAGTATGTGCCTGACTTTACTAAGGGTAACATCTTAGTTGAATGCAAAGGATTCTTTAGGACTGGTGATACGCAGAAGTACAAGGCTATAAGGGATTCATTACATTCACAAGAGCTAGTGTTTGTCTTTACCAATGCTAACAAGAAAGTTAGGAAAGGTTCTAAGATTACTATGGCTGAGTGGTGTGACAAAGAAGGGTTCAAGTGGTTCACGACAGATACATTGAAGGAGCTAAAGCGTTATGGCACTACTACTAAATGAACTGAAAGAAAAAATAACTAAGGAGTTTGACGTCTGTCTGCTCTGTGAGTTCCTTGACGTAGAACCTGAGGAACTTGTAGAAAGATTTGAGGACAAGCTGATTGATAACATACATAAATTTAAAGGAATAGAGGATGAATAAATTACCAAGTGATTACCAAAACTTTATCGCTCTTAGCAGGTATGCAAGATGGCTACCTGAAAAGAAACGTAGAGAAACATGGAAGGAAACAGTAGCACGCTACTTTGATTTCATGGAGGTACACCTGAAAGAGAACACTAACCAAGAGTTAGTACCCAAGACTCGTAAGATTCTTGAAGATGCTGTGCTTAACCTAGAGGTTATGCCTAGTATGAGAGCACTAATGACAGCAGGACCTGCCTTAGCTAAGAACCATATCGCAGGTTATAACTGTGCATACCTTAGTGTGGACCATCCTAAAGCATTTGATGAATGCCTATTCATTCTCATGCACGGAACTGGTGTTGGCTTTAGTGTAGAACGACAGCACATAAACAAACTACCTGAGGTTCCTGAGGAGCTAGTAGATGTAGAAGATATTATTGTTGTGCAAGATAGTAAGGAAGGATGGCAGTCTGCTTTCCGTAAACTGATTACTTACTTGTATGATGGTGAGATGCCTAAGTGGGACTTCTCAAAGATTAGACCCAAGGGTTCTAGGTTAGCTACCTTTGGTGGTAGAGCATCAGGACCTGAGCCATTACTGGACTTGTTTCACTTCTCTACTAACCTGTTTAAAGATGCAGTAGGTAGAAAGCTAACAAGCTATGAGTGTCACCGTATGATGTGTAAGATTGCAGAGGTTGTAGTTGTGGGTGGTGTACGTAGGTCTGCACTAATCTCTTTATCTAACCTAACTGATGAGCGTATGCGTAATGCTAAGAGTGGTCAATGGTGGTCAGATACTCCTGAGATGGCTCTAAGTAACAACAGTGTATGCTATACAGAGAAGCCTGACATGGGTATCTTCATGAAAGAGTGGACATCATTGTATGAATCTAAGTCAGGTGAGCGTGGTATCTTTAACAGGGAAGCCGCTATTAAACAAGTAGCATCCATAGGTAGACGTGATACTGAACATGACTTTGGTTGTAACCCTTGTAGTGAAATCATTCTAAGGGATGGACAGTTCTGTAACTTGACTGAGGTTGTAGTCAGAGCAGAGGACAAGCAAAAGGATATACTCCGTAAGGTTAGACTAGCTAGTATTCTTGGCACGTTCCAAGCATCACTGACTAACATCAAACGTCTACGTCCTAAGTGGGTACACAACACAGAGGAAGAAGCATTGCTTGGTGTGTCATTGACTGGCATCATGGACAATGAGTTCATGAATGGTAACAGTGAGGACAGAGGTTACTATGGTAAGCGTAGCCTACCTGATTTCTTATCCGACCTTAGGAAAGAAACAGTTAAGACTAATGCTCACTGGTCAGAGCTACTAGGTATTCAACAAGCTACTGCTACTACTGCTATTAAACCTAGTGGTACAGTCAGTCAGCTAGTAGACAGTGCCAGTGGTATACATACTAGACACAGTGACTTCTATATACGTAGAGTTAGAGCAGATGCTAAGGACCCTATTGCACAACTTATGGAGGACCAAGGCATACCGTGTGAAGCTGACGTGATGAAACCTAACAGCGTTAAGGTATTCTCTTTCCCTATGAAAGCTCCTACTGGTGCTGTAACTAGGAACGAGAGGACTGCTATTGAACAGCTAGAGCTCTGGCTAACATACCAAAGGTATTACTGTGAGCACAAGCCTAGTGTAACTGTCAGTGTTAGAGAACACGAGTGGATGGAAGTAGGTGCGTGGGTATACAAACACTTTGATGAAGTGTCCGGTGTATCTTTCCTACCTCACTCTGACCACACGTATCAGCAAGCACCATATGAAGAGTGTGATAGAAAGACTCATGATGAACTAGCTTGGAAGATGCCTAAGGAAGTTAACTGGGATTTGATTAGCGAGTATGAACTAACTGACTCAACAGTAGGAACAAAACAACTAGCCTGTACTGGTAGTGTATGTGAGCTTGTTGACTTGGTTGAAGAAGAGAGGGACATAGAATGATAGAAACAGCTTTACTTATTCTTGCCCTACAAATTATAATAATTAAACTAACTGGAGAATAATATGTGGTATAATAAAGGAGTAACACCTAAGAAACTATTTAACTTAGCATTGCTAGGAGTAGGTAGTATCTCAGCAGGTTCGTTACTATATGTTGTTATGTTTCTTGAAGCCTTACGTAGTGGGGTGATAGTATAATGTTAAACTTAAAAGGAGTAGTTATGAAAGATATGATTAACCAAGTTCTTGAAAACAAATCGCTTACTGTGTTTCTAGGTATCGTGATTGTAGCATTGGTCTTTGGATGGATTGGTGCATAGAATGTTTAACAGGGGTCTTGTTCAAATGGACAGGACCTCTTTACTCTACTTAAAACTAAGGAAACAATATGCCCTTAAACGACAGCAACGACATAAAAGAATTAAAGAAGTTTGACATTGACTTGTCATTCGGACAGCAGTGGGAGAAGTACATTGATGAAATGTTCTCCGGTGCTAAGACTTGTGAAGTAAAAACAGAACGTGACAGATGGGCACAGACAGGGAACATCTGCATAGAGAGCCAAAGCTATGGCAAACCCAGTGGAATAGACGCAACCGAAGCCGACCTATGGGTACATAACTTAACTCTTGATAATGAGCTAATTTGTAGCCTTGTATTCCCTGTTGATAAGCTAAAGGAAATCCTTCCTAAGCTCCCTCAAAAAAGTGTGATGGGTGGTGACAATAATGCAAGTAAGTTACAGCTAGTATCTTTAGTTAAGCTTATGACTTTGCTTACCTCTCAGAA